AGGACCTATCGTAAACTAGACGAACTTTATCTTCAAGATCCTGTCTCAACCTACGACAAGGCCATTCAGGTTTGTATGTATGTTCGTAACTTCGAAGGCTTCGAGGGCGATGGTACATTCATGTCTAAATTCCAAATTGAGGTTCGGGATCGCATGACGTTTACCATTGCGCAACGTGTCTTCCTTAATGAAATCGGCGATCCATATGGTTATTTAAGGCCAAACGAAGGCGATCTTGTTTACTACCCTCTAAACAACAAGGTCTTCCAGATCAAATACGTGGAAGACAAACCTGTTCATTATCCGTTGGGTATCCTCCCGACTTGGGATGTTTTCTGTGAACTCTTCGAGTACTCTAATGAAGAATTCAACACAGGTATTACAGAAGTAGATCGTATTCAGCAGCTGTTAACTACGGATGTATTAGACTACGCGATTCTGACCAGCGAAGGAACACCCATCGCTGATGAAGCTGGCACTGTTATCGTGACCAACGAATATGACTTCGATGTAATAGTTCCCCTGGAAGATAATACGGAAATCGACACTGAAGCCGATTCTATCATCGACTTTTCGGTCAGAGATCCGTTTGCCGAAGACAGCTGGAATCCCTAAATAGTTAGTAAGAACTTACACCAAGGAGTAAAAAAGCATGTTCGAATCCATTTTAGTGGCTGTTCTGGCCTTTATCCAATCGCCGCTTTTCGCGACGGCGGTAGCGTTTCTGATAGGCTGGGCCTTTCCACAACCTGCCGTCTTTGAACGCCTCTGGAGCCTGGTTATGAGCGGTCGTAGCGCCTTGGATCGTGTTGAAGAGATCATCGACACTGTCGATGCAGTCCTTAAGGCCAACGGTGTCATTCCCACTAATGCACCTAAGCTCTCCAAGGATGACGTCTCTGCTGTAATGAAAGGAAAGATGTCAACTTCCGATCTGCAGGCACTCCAAAAGGCTCGTATGACGAGGTAAGCTTCGGCTTACTACAAAAAAATTGGCTGCGTGTAGTCCCGCAAGGGATCAAGAGATAACTTCAAAGACCAAAGCCAAGAAAAAGGCGCCAAACCCTAAATAAGGTGGCGCCTTTTTCTTTTTTGGAGTAGTCAAATCTTAGGGCACTCATTCTATCACGGACTTATTCGGAAGTACGTTATTTGCTTCGGAGTTTTGTTCGATGATATCAATATCACGAGAACGGACTCTAGCGGCCTAGAAGTTGACATCTTCAAGGTGCCGCTCTCCTATTCGCCCAAAGAGAAGATGTTGGCTCGTGTAAGACAGGATCCAACGATCACAACTCCGGCAGCTATCACCTTGCCTAGGATGAGTTTTGAGTACACCCACATCGGCTATGATCCTGATCGGAAGCTGAAAAAGCTGGGTGGTGTAATCCTAGAGGGTAGTGACGCTAACCATATGAAGCGTGTTTTCAACCCCGTGCCTTATGATATTCAATTCTCTCTATACATCTACGTGAAGCATACCGAAGATGCTACGAAGATCGTAGAGCAAATCCTACCTTTCTTTACACCTGACTATACGCTCTCGGTGAATCTAGTCCCAGAAGCCAACATTACACGCGATATTCCTATCGTGCTGAACCAAGTTACCCAGACCGACATTTATGAAGGTGATATGCTGACGCGTCAGATGTTGATTTGGACGTTAGACTTCACCCTTAAGGGTTACCTCTGGGGACCCGTGGTCGATAAGCCAGTGATCAAGTTTGTGAATACCCGCACCTTCGTCGGCAATACAACCACTGCTAACACTCCTGTCCTAACCACGAACACCTATCCTGGCCTGGACGCCAACGGCAACCCCACTACTAACTCCGCAATCACCATCGATCCTCTACTGATCAACTTCGATGATGATTATGGTATTATCTACGTTTCAACCGCAGGACCTTTTGCTAACTAAATGAAAAACCTCAAAGAATTCCTTTTGGAGATGCCGTTGAGACTTCTTAACTATTCCGAAGAAGAGGGTCGCTTACATAAAACCAAAAAATGGTTTCTTGGTAAAAAGATAAGCACCCACCCTAAAACGGGTCATGACATTTACATGAAGGGGAAAGTTTGGTTTACTTACCGAGCCGTTCATCCTAAGACTAAGAAAATCGAAATGGAAGTCCAAGGATATAAAAATCGTGGACATTTCCAGATTAGTACTCTGGCGGGGGTAGAAGGTTCTACCATCAAAGCTCATCAGTTATATCATCATCTGATTCATCATCATGGTGTGACACTTCGTTCCTCGAATATTCAGTCAGGTGGTGGAGCCAAAACATGGAAAAGTCTTTCACAATATCCTGATATTGAGATGACGCACGAACAGCCAACTTCTTTTTTTAGGAAACCGCCAAACCTTCCTATACATCATGATAAGGAATGGGATAAAAATTATGCCTTTGGCTTTGGGGGAGATTTACCCCCGAATCGTTTATCACGTAGTTACTTTGTGGCCAAAAAAAGGAACTTGTAAAAATGCTGAGAAGCCTAACTGAAAACATATTCCATGTTCATACGGCCCACCGAATCTGGGACGCGCTACAGCCACACATTCAAAAGCTCCATAACGATTATCCTGAACCAACATTTCACGAATTTGGACACAGTAAAAAGGGCTTTAGTGTTAAGCATCACCGAATCACTTTAGTACTAAACGCCAGACAACTTCATCCTTCGTTCCCAGACCTAGATATTCATATCCACAGAACCCCAAAAGAATTTCACTTAAAGTATGAGCCTACTATCGATAATTACTATGTCAACTACAGCACAGGTAGCAAGAGAGTCAATAAGCCCAGGATAGAAATGACTATCCCAAAGGATCTGATTTCTCCTCAGGAAAGTAAATACATCTTCATTCACGAGTACACCCACTATAACGATGATATGGAAAATCAGAAAAAAATGGGTGTGAAGGCAGCCAGGAAGCTTCATATGCATTTTCGCAGCCCTGACTATGATCCTTATAATGACCCCAGAGAAATTAGAGCACACGAAAGAGCCACAGCTTGGTCGGCTAGAGAGGCAGTCAAGAAACAACGTTTCTACTCTCTTGATGATTTGAAAGACCATTTGTCTAAAGGTGACGAGAAGACTGTGTTCCAGAATCTAAAGGACCAAAGCAATTTGAACAACTATATGAACACTCTAGTTACCAGACCGCCTAAAGACTTCTTTGGGAAGATCAAACACTACATAAGGAAATATCGTGACCAACGAGGATGACGACGAAAACTCTCCTATCTTAGAAGAGATTCTGAACCCCCCCAAATCCACTGCTGTGGCTATTATTCAAGAGCAAACGGAGGATGATGCTGAATTTGCTCGTGAAAATATCCGTCGTGTAATTCAGCAAGGCCAGGATGCTATGCTTGAACTAATGGATGTCTCTCGTTCTAGTGGTCACCCAAGAGCCTTTGAAGTTCTGGCCAAAATGATGGACACCATAGTAAACGCCAACAAGTCTCTTCTTGAAAACAAAGAACGTGACGTCAAAATCAAGGGCTTGAGTCCACAAGGTGACAAGGTGACCTCCGTCACAAATCAAACTCTAGTCGTCACCACGACCGAGCTCCTGGAGATGATGAAGAAAAAACCGTGAAGCCTATTGCTGAAGGTCTTGGTTATCGAGGACACCCTACGCTTAAGCGGGCTGGTGTTCCGATGGTCTGGTCTAAGGAGACCATCGCTGAGTACATAAAATGTTCAGAAGACCCTATCTACTTCATCGAAAATTATGTGATGGTGGTCAATTCTGATGAGGGTCTAGTCAAATTCCGTCTCTTTGATTATCAAGTTGAGATGGTGAAATCGATGCATGAAAATCGTTTCACTATCATTAACTCTGCTCGACGAGCAGGTAAGTCTTCCACAACCTGCGGCTACATCATTTGGTACGTGCTTTTCAACTCAAACAAGACGGTAGCAACCTTAGCCAACAAGCTAGACACGGCGGTAGAAATGTTGGCCAAGATTCAACTAGCCTATCAGAATCTTCCACCCTTCCTACAGCACGGAATCATTGAGTGGCACAAAAAGTCTTTCGTCCTTGAGAATGGTTCTCGTGTCTTTGCCTCGGCCACTGCCAAAGACGCCATTCGTGGTTATAATGTCGATATTCTATACCTTGACGAAGCTGCATTCATCGAGAACTGGGATGAATTCTATGCTGCCGTCTACCCCACGATTTCATCAGGTAAGACCACGAAGATCACGATGTGCTCTACGCCTTGCGGCCTCAACCACTTCTTCGAGATCTGGGAGAATGCGGTCAAGGGCTTGAACGGTTATCACCCCATCAAGGTGACCTGGGAGCAAGTGCCCTTCTATGATGAGAAATGGAAGCAAGAGACGCTGGCGGCCTTAAATTTTGACGAACAAAAATTCCTCCAAGAGTACTCGGCTGAATTCCACGGTTCATCAGGCACACTTATCGCAGGTTGGAAGCTTAAGCAGCTCGCAGGTCAACCTGCTACGATTCCTGTCGCCGATCAGATGAATATCAAGCAGTATGAGATCCCCCAGAAGGGACACCAGTACGTTTTGGTAGCCGACGTATCAGAAGGCAAGGGCTTAGATTTCTGTGCCTTCCAGGTTATCGACGTCTCAGCTGTGCCCTATAAGCAGGTCTGTTCTTTCCACGACAACATGATCGCACCCTACGAATATGCGGAAGTGTTGAATCGTGTGGGACGCCTCTACTTTGACTGCCCCATTCTGGTTGAAAACAACAACATCGGCTTGAATGTTATCGACGCTCTGTGGGATGATTTTGAGTATGAGGCCATCGTTCACACCCACGGTGCAGGGCGGGCAGGTAAGAAAGTTTCTACGTCGCTGTCAAAGGGCACGGAGCGAGGCATCCGAACCACATCGACTGTAAAATCTATCGGTTGTGCCATCATAAAGTTGTTGATTGAGCAAGATCGTCTACAATTGATCGACAAACCCACTATCTACGAATTCAACACTTTTTCGCGC